CCATTGTGCGAGAGTCCCAGCGAGCTTCGATAACAGGACGCTTAAAAAAGAACTCACTTGAGCGAGCAAAGAACTTCTTTGTGTAGTACGACTGTGTTGCTCCTCCTGTATTCTGAATTACAGAGCCCGAGTCTGTACCGAGAGATGATGAAAAATAAGCTTCCTGTGAGGCAGTTAGGCGAATGCCGAAGCCGTAGTTGTTATATTCTCCTCCGGCTGCTCCGGTAATCCAATTTTCTACAACGGTTGTAACATCAACTTCTAGATTTTCATAGCCTTTTTCAAACCTAACATTGTAATTGTCCTGACTCAGGTAATCGCCACCGACGCTAGACCAAGATGTGCTTGAATCGGATTTGATCCAATTAGATTCTCCAAGGTCCTGATATTCGTCCATGTCCAGCCCCGTTCCTTCTGCCCATGAGCGTGAAATGGGAGCAACTACTAAATTAAAGTCTTGCGGCAATGTAAAGGGATGCTCTGCATTGAACATCTTAAGATAGAAAGATACCGAACCAGATGCCGGGATTGTGCCGGCGACTCTATCAGCAGAAATGGCTGCTACAGGAAACTGAATTAAAACTCTTGATAGTTCTTGAGATTGGCCGTTCGAGCCTGACTCCTGACCATAAATCGAGAAAACCTCTAGAGAATCGGCATATCCCATATTGGAGCCGGTCCCTCTTGTTAAAAGATTGGCTTCATACGCATTTGTAATTGTATTGTCGGCGCTTGCCGTATATCTTAAGATAGCCATTACCGGATTGCTCCCTTGATATCAAGGTTTGGAAACTTAAGTTCAAATATAGTATTTTGTTCAGCCATTATTTTTCTGCCGTCTGCGGACAACTTATCATCAAAGTCATAAGAAGAATTAGAGTAGGTTCCGCCTGATTTGCGCACAATCTCTAAGTCTACAACGTCAACCACTCCCTTGACTCCATTTATGATTTTATAAAAATCAGTTATGATTATGTTTTCACCTATATCATACTGGTTTTTAACCAGATGATTTCTAATCGCTTGGTTAACTTTATTAATAACATCAAAACGATTGGCATTTAAATCAGGAACTATAACGTAGTTTATACCAAAATTAACGATTTGTGCATCAAGAATATCAATTGTATCATTTATTACTTTATATTGTAGAATCCAATTTCTTAAGTTATTTTTTAGAGTTATATTAGGAGCTTGAAGTTTTTGAGAACTGTCTTCCGATATAACATACAAATTAATATTTCTCTTTAACTCATCAAAATCTCTGACTGCAGAAACTCTTTTAACCATGCCAAATTTTCCTGGCATTGCATAACATAGAGCTTGATAATCCTCTAAGGTAACCGCTCTATTTTGCGCAGCGTAAAAACCAAAAACTCTTTGTTTTACTTCCTCAGAACTTGGCAAACTAACACTTCCAACAAATGGCTCTTCGTTTGTGACCTCTAAAGAGTTGATAACAGAACTTCGCGTTGCTGAAGATAATGAGCCGGCTGATGTAAAGTTGACTATGGGTCTATCCACATTAGTAATTGTCTCTTGAGCGGCGTTAACATCATCAGTGGTGTTAATCCGATATCCAATTCTGAGTGTGGTATTAGCCGGGGCGATGCCAAACTTATCAGTGCTGATAAGCTTTGTTGGATCAAAGTCTAAATCCGTGACGTAGTCACGTCCGTTTAAATCCAAAATTAAGTTTGTTGGATCCACAACTGAATCTGAAAGAAGTTCAGAGTCCGAACCATAACCAAACTGTAAAAAGGTTGTTGCTGAGTTGTGCTCTACGACAAAGCGCCGAGCAACTGGAACTGCTTTAAGAATATTGGCAACAGTTGAATTTGTAACCGTATTGGTGTTCCTGATTCCTTTATAGATAACGTTTTGTGATAAGTGATCCACCTCAACGTATTCATGCCCCTCGGAATCAGTTACGCTGATAACTGCAGCTATGTTCTGTGTTTGCAGATTAACTCTTCGGAATCTTTCAAAATCACCCACATTAACTTCTTGAAAACTTGTCCTACCAGATACGGCTCTTCCTTGCGCTCTGATAATATAATCTATAGGAGATCCATCAGCGTTAACATCACCAACGGTGATTTGAATGTTTGAAGCATTAAAATCTACGTCCTCTAATAATGTGTAAGAGCCGCCTCCAGTTGAAGAGAAAGTCGATCCAGCAGCCAACACGGGAGCATAAGAGTAATCAGGACCCTCTGCCAACCCGGGTGATGTAGGAACTCTTATATAGAAAGTCAGAATACCATATGAAGAAGGACTCCTATTTAGCTTGAAGCCAAGTTGTCGGGCTAGTTTTAGAACATTGTTATATTCAACTGCCGTCTCTAAGAACGATTCATTTGCTTGATAATCTAGATAGAAAGATAAAATATCACCGATATAAGCAACTGTATCCAGCATCAAAGAGCCAAAAGAAGCTTGGTTGAAATCTTTGTAAGTATTTGGATAATATCTTTTCGCGTAATTCTCTAAATCTCTACGAATAGAATCAAAGTCGCGACTTGTATAATCAATAGGTTGTAGTTTTTTGGCCATAGTTTATATCTCTAAATAGGTGTGTCCACATCGATTTGCAATGCCGTTGATCTTTGTAACGGAACAATTGTAAACGATATTCTCATAGATAAGGAATGAGGGAATAAATCCGGATTATTTTCTGGTACATCAAAATTGATATTATCGATTCTAATAAATGGCAAATAAACTGAGACTTGCTGCTCTATACCATCTCTAATTCTTTCGTAAGTTTGCCTACCATTGAATTCGAATAAGTACCTTTTCAAGCCAACACCAAAACTAGGGTTCATTATTCTTTCACCCGGCACTGTTAGGATAAGCATCTTTAGATTTTGAGTCACCATATCCTCGTATGTAGTATTAAGATTATATGGTCCAAATACTTCACTTACTGTTAATGGTAATTTAACTGATAAACCGGATGCCATTTACTTTCTCCTAATCGCACGCTGATACATCACCTGTGTTATCAGTATTTTGCGAGTCCCCTCCTGCGATATTAATATCAATGTTTGATTGTTGCGTATCAAACTTAATTAGTGATAGAAGGAAATAAATCAACCCAAAAGGTGTTGGAGGAATCATTAACATTCCCAATCCAGTTCCAGTAAGGTCAACGCCGTCAGCTGATATTCTTGGGAAGAACCTTGGCGTGGGAGCCTGTTCGATCCCGGGAGGAGGAGGCGGCGCCGGGAGCGGCTCTGGGAGAGGATTGTCTGGGTTGTTTTCCATGTAGTAATTCAAGAAGCAGAACAAAGCCAGAATCAGATTCTCAGCAGATGCAGAGTCATCGAACGGTGCGCCGGGTAAGGCGTCCTCGTCGCCCGGGCTTGGCAAATCAACATTGCTTGCAGCATCAAGCATAACATTAAATGCTTGTCCGGTTGCTCTTTTGATTATGCTTGTGATAACGACGTGAGGGTCTATCATCTCCATAAGACCCTTCAATATGTCAATAGGAGTCTTGATAAGCATCTTAAGAATAAAATCTCTAGCCAGCGTATCAGGGTTTGGCGCATTTAGACCTAGAATCATGTTTCTTGCATCACTGCGACCTAATCTAGGTTCGCTTGAGTAGTTGTCTCTATTTTCTACCAGCTTTGCTAATATATCAACGACTTGATACTTCGTTGTAAAGAATGCTTGCTCTATTTCTCCCAAATATCTGTTTGCAAGGTAAAAGTTTTGGAATATAGGCAAGATTGTAATAATGTCTTTATTGAACACATTTGTAAAGTAATCTAAATAATCATCATTTTGAAGCAAGAACTTTCTTTCTTCAGATGTTAAGTTGAGTGGTCCCGATCGCACTGCGGACAAATTTTGCACGTTCCAAGCAGCATAATCTTCCGGGTAGATAGGATCTGTTATGACATCAAATAATTTAACTGCTTTTCCAGAATAAGCTATGGAGAATGAGGGTTTTATGAACGACCAAAAACTATATTCTGCATAGCGAAGCTCACCGATCTCATAGGTACGTCTTTGAATTATAAAT